GGCGACAAGTTCGCCAGCGGCCAGGGCATCCAGGACGCGCTGCTGCGGTCCAACGCCATGCTGTTTCAGAACGACGAGATGGACGGCGTCCTGCGCCAGATCAACTTCGACCGCGACAGCAAGCTCGAGTCGATCCCCAACATCCTGCTGACGCTCTACACCTCGGCCGATGCCGTCTACCCGATCCGGGTCAAGGCCGGCCAGAAGGAGGCCTCCAGCATCGACCAGCCGCACCTGACGCTCTTCGGGACCGCCACGCCGCAGTACTTCTACGAGTCGCTCTCCCAGCGGATGCTGACCAACGGGCTGTTCGCGCGGATGATGATCGTGGACATCGGCAAGCGCGGGCGGGGCCAGCGGCCGGGCTCGGCGCGGCATGTCCCCGACAGCGTCCTGCAGAAGGCGCGGTGGTGGGCGGAATTCCAGCCGGGCCGAGCCGGGGGCAACCTCCACCAGATCCATCCCGACCCGCGCGCCGTGCCCTTCACGCCTGAGGCCGAGGAAGCCGTCGACCGCCTCCAATGGATGGGCGAGGACGAATACGCCAAGGCCGACGCCGCAGGCGACGAGATGAGCCGGGCTGCGTGGAGCCGGACGTGCGAGAACGCCAAGAAGCTGGCGCTGCTGTATGCGTGTAGCGAGAACCACGAGGACCCGGTCATCGGCCTGCCCGCCGTCGAGTGGGCGACCGACTTCGCCATGCACCAGACGCGCCGGCAGCTCTACCTGGCGACGACCTATGTCGCGACCAGTGAGTTCGACGGCGAGTGTAAGAAACTCCTGCGCTACCTGAAACGCTGCCGGGACAGCGGCAAGGCCCAGGACTACCCGACGGCGGACTGGAAGCTGCGACGCCACCTGTCGCTGATGGGCAAACCGGTGCGGCTGATCGATCCGGTCGCCCTGACGACTGAGAACACCCCGGCATGGGCCGGGGTGTCTCGCGAGGAGGTGATGGCGTGAGCCTACGCTTCACGAAACTCAGGCGGGTGGCCTTCGATCAGGGCGTAGAACTCGGTCATGGCGTGCTCGTGGAACGCGTTGGCGTAGCCGGGGGCGACGTACCCCAGTCGGCCGTGGGTCTCCAGCAGGCCCCGCTCGGTCAGCAGCTGCAGCGCGACGTTCACCTGCGTCATCGGCACGTCGAGGGCGTCGGCGATGGACTGAATCTTCACCCCCTCGCCCTGGTGTTCGTCGAGGTGACCTGCGACCGCCTCGAAGACTTCCTTCGAGCAGCGATGGGCGTACTCACGGCCGTCGGGCAGCTTGACGACGCGTTCCAGTGCGCCGCCGGGCGTGCCTTGGAATTCGATGTCGCGGTGTTCGATGGATCGTCGCATGATTCACGCTCCCTTCCTGCTGGCCAGGGCGAACTTGCCGCGCTCGACCTTGCGGAACCGGGCGGCGTCGCCCTTGGTGTTGATCTCCCGGAGAATGGCGGCGTAGATCGTCGCAGCGGGCGTCTTGCCATTCGTCTGCCAGAGGCCCTGAGCGAGCATCCGGTCCACCATGGCCTTGGTGTTCAGCGGCTCGCCCGCCTCGGCCAGCACCTTGGCGGCGGCGTCCAGGCCGCTCGGACGCTTGGCCCCCTTCGCGTCACGTTCGCCCGTGTCGCGTTTCGTGGCGGGCTTGGCGTCCTTGGTCGCCTTGTTGGCCTTCTTCGCCCCCGTGGGCACCGTGACGCCCTTGGTCAGGTCGCCTTTTTCGACGGCCTTGACCGTCTTGGCGACATCCGCCTCGCGCTTGGCGTCGGCCTCGTACTCGGCCTTGCTCACGATGCGCTTCCCGCCCGGTTTGGCGGGCAACTTGCCACGCAGACGCTGGGCGCTCTTGATGCGGACCTTGCGATTGGTCAGGACGTTGATGCCGTCCCAGCCGCCGTGCGGGTTCTCGCCGGTGATGCGGACGTCCGCCATGGAGCCGCTCACCTTCACGCGGTACGTCTCGCCGACCTTCACATCGTTCTTCTTCATCGTCCTACTCCTTCTGCTGGCTGACGCTGGAATACTTCAAGCCGAAGGCCGTCGAGATTACCGCCGCCTCGCGCGTCGCCAGCCAGCACGACGTGCAGATCGACATCGGCGTGCAGAAGAAGCTGGGCAAGGACCTCGACGCCGAGGTGCCGGTGCTGTGCGGGCTGGTCGACGAGATCGCCGCCTTCCTCAAACGTCGCCCCCTGCAGGCGACGCCGTATGCGGTGTGGGTGCGCTCGGCCAACGAGCCCATCTACGCCCCGGAGCACCTGGCTGAACAACGCGTGTTCACGAGCATCCTGACCGTGACCTACAGGGCAATGGGATGATCCGCTTCGAGATGACACAGCTGTTTTTCGACTCGAAGAAGGTCCGCCGGGCGGTCGACCGGACCACGCGGCGAGTGCTGAGCAAGTTCGGCGCGTTCGTGAGGCGCACGGCGCGCAGCAGTATTCGCAAGCGCAAGAAACCTTCCGCACCCGGATCACCGCCGAGCAGTCACATCGGCCTGCTGAAGAAGTTCATCTGGTTCGGCTACGAGCCGGCGAAGCGCAGCGTGGTTATTGGCCCGGCACGCCTCAGCCAGGCCGGACGTGGCGAAGCGCCGCACCTGCTGGAGTACGGCGGCATCGGCAGGATCGAGCATCGAGGCAAACGTAAACGGGCGAAGGTCAGACCCAGACCGTTCATGGGGCCGGCCTTCGAGAAAGAACAACCCCAGCTGCCCGCCATGTGGCGAGACAGCGTTCGATAAGGAGATCGATCCATGGCCGAAGAATTCCTGTTGGGAATGAATGCCAAGATTTACCAGGGGCCGACGGGGTCGGACCTGGCCAGCCTCGCCGAGATGAGCAACGTCAAGGACGTGACGCTCAATCTCGAAGCGGGTGAAGCGGACGTCACGACCCGCGCCAACCAGGGCTGGCGAGCGACCGCCCCGACGCTCCGCGAATGCACCGCTGAGTTCGAGATGCTCTGGAAGCCGGGTGACGCCGGGTTCGACGCGATCAAGACCGCGTTCCTGACCTCGGCCACGGTGCGACTGGCCGTGCTGACCGGCGACAAAGCTGCCAGCGGCACCGAAGGTCCGCTGGGCGACTTCAGCATCACCAACTTCAGCCGGAACGAACCGCTCGAGGAAGGCGTCACCGTGTCGGTGACCGCCAAGCTCGCCACGTTCGATTCCTGGGTGGAGGTGGCCTGATGTTTTTCGACATGGGCTATCGGACGTCCTTCGTGATCCGCCACTCCATCAACCAGACCAAGCATACGGAGGTGCGCTAGATGAAAACATTCACTGATGCAGCCGGTCGGAACTGGACGCTCACGCTGAACCTCGGCACGGCCATGGCCGTCAAGGGCAAGCTGGACATCGACCTGCTTCAACCCGAAGCGGGCGATCCGCCGCTTCTGACTCGCCTGGGCACCGACGAGATGCTCCTGGGCGAAGTGCTCTGCGCCATGCTCGAGGGCCAGTTCGTCACGCACAAGGTCACCGAAGACGACGTGCGGAACAGCTTCGACGGCCAGACGCTGCTCGCGGCGCAGAAGGCGTTCTACGAGGAGCTGATCGATTTTTTCCGCTCGCGCGGCCGCAACGACCGGGCCAAGGCGGTCGCCAAGCAGATGGCCATGATCGACGCGGCGGTGACCGCCATCGAGACGCGGATCGACGGGATCGACGTCGACGAGACGATCCGTGGTGCGATGTCTGGCGAATTGCCGGAACCCTCTGCATCGACCCCCGGCCGCTGACGCTGCGGCAATTGCTGTGGATGGCCGAGGGCCTGGGCCGCGAGCGGTGGTCGCACACGTCGATGCTCTGCGTGCTGGTCGCCAACGGCAATCGCGACCCGAAGAAGCACCGGCCCTTCAAGCCGTCCGACTTCGACCCGTATGCAAGGATGGACCGGCGGTCAAGGAAGGTCGCCGGCAGGGAATCACTGGCACTGCTGAAAGAGGCCCTCGAGGCCCGGAAAGGACTCTGAAATGGACTTCAGTGGAATCTGGCAAGTCATCTGGAACGTGCTGAACAGCCCGGCCGTCATCGCGGTGTTGGCCGGCGGAATGTTGTGGCTGCTGAACCGGCTCTACGCCGCCAAGCCCGCCTGGCAGGCGTTCGAGGGAACCATCATCGCGGCCGTGAAGTGGGCCGAGAAGGAGATTCCCGACGACACGCCGAACAAGGCGCTCAATCGCCTCAACGCGGCGCTGAACTACGTGACGAAAGTCTACGAGCAGGCTCGCGGCAAGCCCGCAGATAGCAAGGTCCAGACCGAGCTGCGCGAGGGCATCCAGATCGTCCACGCCGAACTGGAAGCGTCGGGCAATCTCGACAAGGCCGCGCCGACGGAGGGCTGAGCCATGCAGTGGCTGATCAGCCTGATCGTGGCGGTCCTGCGTGTCCTTCTGCCGTGGGTCGTGAACCAATCGCGACCCACGGCGGAGGACGCCGACCCGGACCGCGAAACCCGTGACCGACTGCGGGCGAAGGTCCGCCAACACTGGGGCAAACCATGAGACACGCCAAACTGCAAATCTACCGCGACGGCCGGCGCGAATGGCGATGGCGACTGCGGGCGTCCAACGGACGCATCCTGGCCGACAGCGGCGAGGGGTATCGCCGCCGCGCATCCGTTTACGAGGCCGTTGGGCGCGTGAAGTCCGTTTTGGCCGGCGACGTGCCGGTCGTGGAGGTGGTCCGATGATCCGCAAGCTGATCCCGCTGCTGCTGCCCATCCTGCTTCTGACCGGATGCGTCCGCACGATCTACGTCCCGCACGGCACGCCCGTGCGCCTGCGTGAGACCGTCGAGGACGTGAGGGTCTGGGTCAAGGACGCCGACGGCAAGCCCGTCGCTGGCAAGATGGACGTGCCCGAGGGCTGGTACGCGCTGCCGTTGGACGATGAGGAGTAACCGCACTTGGCATCGACCCAGGGCATCCGAGCGGGCCGGGCATTCGTCGAGCTCTTCGCCGACGACAGCAAGCTCGTGCGCGGCCTGCGCCGGGCCCAGAAGAAACTCAAGGCATTCGGCCAGTCCATCCGCAATCTTGGCTTGAAGATGGCGGGCCTCGGGTCGGCCATGCTCGCGCCATTGCTCGGCGCGGCCAAGGCGTTCAGTTCGATGGGCGACGAGGTCGCCAAGATGGCCAAGCGGACCGGCGTATCCGTGGAAACACTCTCGGAGTTGCGCTTCGTCGCCTCACAGACGGGCACGGAGTTCGCCACGCTGGAGAACGCCTTCCGCAAGATGCAGCGGTCGATCTACGACGCCGGTCGCGGGCTGTCCACGGCCGTCGATGCATTGGAGGACCTGGGCCTGACATTCCAGGACCTCGACGGCCTGTCGCCGGAGGACCAGTTCAAGCTGCTGGCCGACCGCATCTCGCAGGTGGAAGACCCCACCCGCAAGGCGGCCATCGCCATGAGCCTGTTCGGTCGGACGGGCACGAACCTGCTGCCGATGTTCGCCAGCGGGGCCAAGGGCATCGAGATTCTTCAGAAGGAGGCCCGTCGCCTGGGCCTGACGATGTCCGGCGAGGACGCCAAGGCCGCCGAGGACTTCACCGACGCGCTCGACGCGCTCTGGAAGGTCGTGAAAATGGGTGTGTTCAACGTCGGCGCGGCCCTCGCCCCGGTACTCCAGCAGATCGCCGAGACCTTCACGTCGGTGGCCATGAAGGTCAGCGCCTGGATCAAGGCCAACCAGCAACTGATCGTCACCGCCTTGAAGGTCATCGCCATCGTGATCGCCGTCGGCATCGCGCTGGCGGTGCTGGGCACGGTCATCTCCGGTCTCGGCACGATGCTGGGGGTGCTGATCACCGTGATCACGACGGTCGGGGCGGTGCTGAAGGTGCTCGCGGCCGTGATCGCATTCCTCGTCTCGCCGATCGGCATGGTCATCGCCGCGCTGGCGGCGCTCGGGGCGTACCTGGTCTACACCACCGGCGCGGGCGGCAAGGCGCTGGGCTGGTTGGGCCAGAAGTTCAACACGCTCAAGGAGGATGCGCTCACCGCCTACCAGGGCATCGCCGACGCACTCGCGGCCGGCGACATCGGCCTGGCCGTCAAGATTCTCTGGCTGACGATCAAGATGGAATGGACGCGGGGCGTGAACTTCCTGGAGAAGGCGTGGCTGAACTTCCGCAACTTCTTCATCAAGATCGGCTACGACGCCTGGCATGGCCTGTTGGCCATTGTCGAGGTGGTCTGGCACGCCCTGGAGGTCGGCTGGATCGAGACCACCGCGTTCTTCTCCAAGGCATGGCAGGGGTTCGTCGGCTTCTTCTCCAAGACCTGGGAGCGGATCAAGTCCGG